GGCTGCGCTCCGCCTCGGCGGCGCTGGAGATGGTGAGGGGGGCGGGAAGGTCTCGGCGCGCCGGCACGGCGGCGGGCAGGGCCGGCGCGGGCGGCGGCCAGCCCGGCGGCGGGCGCAGCACCGCGTCAGCAGGGATCACCTGCTGATACTGGCGCTGCGCTTCGCCCGGGTTGTAGCCGAAGCCCGGGTCGATCCCGCGCGGCACCATCTCCACACGGCCGTTCGAGCGCCGGTAGGGCACCAGCTCCACCGCTGGCGCGCGGTCCGGCCCTGCCTTGCCCTGCCGCGCCAGGTCGCGCGCCGAAAGCGGGCGCACCCGGCAGCCGCAGCGCCAGCCATTCGGCGGGTAATGGGTCTGCCAGAAGGGATCGTCCGCGCGCAGCGTCAGCCCGTTCCAGGCCAGGTGCTGCAGGCGTGGGTGCTCTGCGCCCGAATGGACGTACTGCCAGAAGGGGAACTGCGCGAGCGTGTCGGGCTCCGTCATCTGCGACCAGCGGCCCGCGCTGTAGGCCATCGACAGGTTCGTCTCGTAGATGATTTGCGCGCGCCAGCCGGGCGTCCCGGTGTGCGACCAGCCGTGGCGGGCCACGATCTCGTCGAAGGCCGCCCGGAACTCGGCGAGCGTGGTGCCCTGCTCCAAGGCACGCGTGATCTCGGCGCGGAAGTCGCTGAGCAGCGCCTGGCTGGCGGCCCCTGCCACCATGAAGGCGTGGGCGTGCTGCGCGCCCCAGATGTCGTCCCATCGCCGGGTGGGGAGGTTCACCTTCTGAGCGAACCAGCGGATGGCCTCCGCGGGCGGCAATCCAATCGCGGAGGCCGTCGAGCGCGCGCCGCTCATCCCCCCGCCCCCAGGACTGCCCCGTTAGAGGGCAAAGACCCCCCCTCTAGAGGGTCGCGCGGCGCGGCAGGTGTCAGCATAGCGGCCAACGCCAGACCGGCCTGTACGACCGAATTTGGGCCTCCTGCATCGCTACCCCCGCTGAGGCGGCGCGAGCTCGTCGAGCAGGGCCGCCTGACCGGCCAGGTGGGCGATCGCCATCCCGCGCCCGAGCGCCTCCGCCAGCGCGGCTGGATCGAGCTGCATGCGTGCGATGCGCTGCGCCAGGTCCTGCATGTCGGTCGCGGCCTCGAACTCCGCGCGGATGGCGTCCGTCAGGCCGGCCATCGCGCCATCGGCGTCCATCCCCACCCGCGCCGTCAGCCGCTCCACCGCGTCCGGTGTGGCCAAGGCCTGGCGGGCGTTGTTGAGCGCGGTCATGGCGGCCGGCGAGGCCGGCGGCGGCGCGACCGGCGCAGGCGGCGGGCTGCGCTCCAGCACCTCGGCGTCGGGTGCCGGCTCGGCCAGGCCCAGGCGGTCGCGCAACTGGCTCGCCTCGACGCGCAGCCCGAGCGGCACGAGCTTCTGCACGCCGTCGATCACCGTGGTCAGCGGCACCTCGTCCGGCCGGCCGATGAGAAGCTTCGGGTAGGCGGGCTGCGGGCCGAAGTTGAAGGCGATGATCGCCTGTACGAGCTGGCGGGTGATGGTGTTGGAGAGCATCCGCGCGTCGGCGCGCTCGATGTCCTCCTGCACCAGGCGGTGCTCTTTCGCGACGGCATGTCCGCCGCTGACGGCGTCCGTCGTCGTGGTCTGGCCCAGCACGGCCTTCGACACCTGCCGGTCCAGCCAATCGGCGCGCCGCTCGTAGAGGTCGGAGCCGGCCTTCAGGTCGCCGTGCTCGATGAACTCGATCTCCATGCCTTTCGGCACGATGGCGGCGGTGTCGCCCGCGATGTTTGCCACCGCCCGCCACAGCACGCCGCGCTCCTCGGAGCTGCTTTCCGGATGGTAGCGGCCGAGGCGCATGGGCGCGCCATAGTTCTGCACGAACACGGCCCAGTCGCGCAGCGTGAAGGCCTTCCACATCCACGCCCAGGAGGCGAGCCGCGCGAGGCCCGAGCGCATCACCAGGCCGCTCTTCGTGGGGTGGCGGTGCACCAGGAACTTGTGCGGCATCAGCGGCGCCAGGGTCGCGCCCTCGCGCAGCATGATGGTCTCGCCGATCACGGTCTCGGGGTGGGCGGTCGCCGCAATGCTGTCGGCCGTGTCGAACCACCGCTGTGGCCGCCAGATCAGGCGCTCGGGCCAGATGCCGTCCGGCTCCGTCCGCCACACGACCTCGCAGACCGAGAACCCCTTGCCGATCCCGTCGAGGATGTCGAACAGCGCCTCCTCCAGCACGCCCGTGTCCAGCCAGCGGCGGATGAAATCCGCGTGCTCGACGGCGTCCGCCTCGTCGCTGGCGGCCTCGACGGTGACGGGCAGCTGCGCCACCTGGCGCTTTCGCGTGCCCAGCACGCCCGCGTAGTGGAGGTCGCGCTCCTCGATGTCCTCGGCGAGTTCCAGGTACCGCAGCGCGTTGCCCGTCGCGGCCTCGCGATGGATCTGCGCCAGGCGCGCGGGCGTCAGGCCATCCGCCTGGTGCTGGCCGAACGCGCTGCGCAAGCCGGCGAGCGTCGGCACCACCTCCGGCTCGCGCAGGCGGCGGATTTCGGCGGCCGGGATGGTCCGGCCGAACTGGTCGAGCAGGCTCATGGGCACCACCGATGGCGAGGGCCTCGGCCGTGGTAGGGGACGGCCAGCCCCTCGGCGACGAGCACGGCGCCGACATCCCGGCCGCGCAGGTCGATCACGCGTGCCAGAACGCGCCGGTAGCGGTCCCGGCCCGCGGCGGCCTGCAGGCGCACCCCGCCGGCCACCAGCACCTGGAGCCGGTCGCGCGCCGCGCGGGCCAGGCGCCGCTCCTCGGCGCAGCGAGGCCGGCGCAACTCCGGCGCGTCGATGCCCGCGAGGCGCACCACCTCGCCGGAGACGCGGATGGTGTCCCCGTCGATCACGGTCACGCTGCGCTGGGCGGCCGCCGGGGTGGCCAGCGCCAGCAGGGCGGCAAGGAGGGCGGTGGCGAGCATCCGGCGCTCCTACAACGGGCGGGGGCGGAAGCGGCGCGCAAAGGCGCGCTCCGCGAGGTCGTCGTCCCGGTCAGTGCCGGCCGGCGCGGGCTCGTAGCCGTAGGCCACCGGGTCGGAGGATGCCGCGAGCAGCGCCAGCGCGGCGGCGATGGCAGCGTCGCCATGCCGCTGGCCTTCTGCGTCCACGGTCCGCTGCACCACGCGCGGCACGCCGCGCACCAGGCGCACCAGGCGGAAGTCGGTCGTGATGTCCCGGTCCTTGGGGATGGTGATCGCCGCATCCTCGAACGCCACCTTCAGGGGCGGCATGTGCTCGCGGTACCAGTTCTCGGTGAGCATGCACTGAAGGACCCGTTCCCCGTATCGGTCGGCCGCGGCCTCGGCATGGGCCATGCCGTTCCCGCTCGCGTCGAGGGCGATGCCGCGCAGCAGCGGGAGCCGAGCCGCGATGAAGAACAGCACCTGCTTCTGCTGGGCGAAGGGCATGTCGCGCAGCTCGACCACGAAGGGCGTGCGCTTGACCAGGTCGCGGCCGATGGCGAGCAGCCAGATCACCGAGAGATCGCGCTTGCGGGCGAAGTCCTGGCCCAGGGCGTGCGGTGCGGTGGGGTCGAGCGCGCGCAGCAGCGGCGCGACCTCGCGGTCCAGCCAGTCGCCCACCTCGGCGGCGCGGGACGGCTCCGGCCAGGTCACGAAGCCGGGCGGGGCCTGCCAGCGCAGCACGGGGATGGCAGCGTCCATCCGGGCCTCGATCAGCGCGCCGGGCAGCCAGGTGCCGGAGAGCGGCGAGGGGATGCAGAAGAGCTCCTCGTCCGCGCCGGCGCCGTAGCGCGTCACCAGGTCCTGGCGCCAGGCCGCCTCGGCCTCCGGCGTCCACTCCTGGCCGGTGGTGAAGCAGATGCGGCGGTAGAGGCCATCGGCCAGCGCGTCGTCCAGCGTGCAGCGCAGAAGGGTGTACGGCTTGCGGCCGCCGCGGATGTCGTTGACCAGCTCGTTGAAGGGGTTCGCCTCGCCGTTGTGGGTGCTGATCACCAGCACCTTGCCGCCCCAGATGAGCAGCGCGAGCGCGGCCTTCAGCACCTCCTCCAGATCGTCCATGAAGGCGGCCTCGTCGAGGATCACCAGGCCCTGCTTGCCGCGCAGCGCGCGCGGGACGGAGGGCAGCGCCACCACCTCGAAGCCCGACGCGAAGCGGATGCGGAAGGCGCCGATCTCCTGCTCGGGCCTGTCCGGGTTGGTCCACACGAACTCCTCGACGTCGCGCGCCGCCAGATCGAACTGCCGCGCCCAGTCGGCCACGTAGCCGATGAACTCGCGCGTCATTTCCTTCTCGTAGCCCATGTAGAGCACGTCCATGCCGCCCTCTCCGCGGGCGGCGGCGGCGGTGAGCGCGGCGATGGCCCCCGCTGCCCAGGAATAGCCGGTGCGGCGGCTCTTCTCGACGACGGTGACGGAGTGGGTGGCGACGCTTTCCATCAGCCGCTGCTGGTAGGGCAGGAAGACGTCAGGAAGGGACGGGGCGGTGGCGCGCATCA